GACGCCATCTGGATGCTAGTAACAATCATAGACGAGAGCATGGTCATCCGATGCCAGCTCAACCCATACGGACGCCAGTTTCCAATCGTAATAGGTGGCCTGTTCCACGACAGCCACAAGACTTACGCCCAATCACTATACGACCTCATGCTACCCCTGCACGACATAGCCACTTGGCTACTACGCTCACGCATAGACAACGTGCAGGCCGCCATGAACAACCTAATCTTCGTAGATCCTACGAAGGTGGCCGTCAGCGATCTTATAGACCGCAACCCGTGGGGTATTGTTCGTTCTCTCCCAGGCCAAGCCCCAGGGGACGGTGTCTTCATAGCCAACATTCCCGACGTAACACGCGGGCATTGGAACGACATAGGCGCATTAAGCGAGATGAAGCAGCGCCTGTCTTCAGCTTCCGACGCACAGCAGGGAATGCCAAGCCAAGGCTCTGATCGAACCACAGCCTATGAAGTACAACGCCTAACACAACTAGGATCTCAACGACTTGGCGTACTATCACGCATCATCTCGGCTACATCCATCCGGCCACTCGTCCGAATGTCCGTCGAGAACATCCAAGACAGCCTAGCACTCAACGGTTCAATCCGCATGAGCGCAGATAACACGTCCGAAACCCTAGCACCCATGATCGAAGAGGGCTATCTCGACTACGACAGCGAGGCACTACAAGGTGACATCGAATACTTGGTCGTAGACGGCACACTTCCAATAGAGCCGTCCAGATCCCCCCAATCATGGCTCAATGCTGTCCAAATTGCATCACAAGCTGGCCTTGGAATGGAACTAGACCTTAAATCCATGACACTCGAAGCCGTCAGATCGATGGGCATCTCAGACATAGACCGCTTCCGTATCCCAGCCGAACAACTCCAACGAGAAGGCCCATCCCCTTCCCAGCAAATGGAACTTATGGAGAAAGCCAGAGGCGCGTCCGTACAGCCTCAAGAGCAAATCGACAGACAAGTGGAGAAAGGCAACATCGTACCAATGAGGAGCCAGCAATGAGCAAGGAAGTAGAGCAAGCGTTAGCACCCTCGATCCCGCCAAAGACAAGAGACTACATCAAGTCAATCATCGATCCAGCACTGAAGGAAATGAACACGCTCATCGAACAGCAGATAGAAACCATTCTTGAAACACGAAGACAAATGCAAGAAGAAGCATCCACAAACAAGGCACAGATCGCAAGCATGGAACGCATGATTGGCCTACTCCCCAAAAACAGAGCGGCCATTCGAGACCTTATGAACCTTCTCGAAAAGCAATAGGGACGACCCCCGCCCAAATGATCGGTATATAAAATCATGGCTATTACCCGACCCACTGGCGACCAACTAAGATTTAACTCTTCCGCAAACGGAGAGCTAATCCTTGACGCCTACCTAGAGGCCGCCGAAAAAGGTGGCCGTCAACTTGGCGACCTCATCTCCGACATCTTCGATTCATCGGGAGAGTACCGCACAGACATATTCCAGTTCCGCGAAGACCCATCTAACCTTGGCATAATGCAAGTACGCATTGGAACCTTCACGGGAGCCAACGACGGCTGGGTAAATCTATCCAACACTGACTTCAACACCATCACCCAAACAGTCCTTGGCTACAAAAACTCTGCTGAGACAGCTTCTAACACCGCAACCACAAAAGCGGGCGAGGCAAGTACCAGCGCAAGCAACGCATCTACCAGTGAGTCGAACGCCTCAACTAGTGCAAGTAATGCTTCAACATCTGAATCCAACGCATCAACTTCCGCATCCAACGCGGCAACAAGCGCAAGTAACGCATCCACTAGTGAGTCAAATGCGTCTGGGTCTGCTTCCACAGCATCAACTCACGCAAACACAGCCCAAGGGTTCAGAGACACAGCATCAACTCACGCAACCACCGCAACCACAAAAGCTGGTGAAGCCAGCACTAGCGCAAGCAACGCATCAACCTCCGAAGGCAACGCATCGACCTCGGCATCAACTGCCACAACCCAAGCTGGCATCGCAACAACAAAAGCTGGAGAAGCGGCAACCTCTGCATCAGCCGCCTCAACAAGTGCAAGTAACGCCGCAACATCAGAAACAAACGCCGCGGCATCCCTGACTTCATTCGATGACAAATATCTCGGAGCCAAGTCTTCCGTTCCGTCTACAGATAACAATGGTAATACACTCGGCGGCAGTGATACTGGAACGCTTTATTTCAACACGACCTCAAATAAGATGTTCGTCTGGAACGGAAGTTCGTTTGCAGAGACAGGCTCTGCCGTAAACGGCACATCCAACCGCGCCAGCTTTACGGCTACAGCAAACCAGACGACCTTCGCCATCAACTACGACGTTGGCTATGTAGACTGCTACATAAATGGAGTGAAGCTATCCCCTGCCGACATCACGGCAACCAATGGCTCCCAAGTAGTTCTCGCATCTGGAGCCGCTGTCGGGGATCAGATCGACCTCATTGCATACGGAGCTTTCGCTCTAGCGAACGTCTACACACAAACACAAACCTACACGAAAACAGAAGTAGACAACCTTCTCACCCCGAAAGCCACAACCACAGACCTTGCGACGACTAACACAAATCTGGCTACCACAAACACTAACCTCGCTACGACAAACACCAATGTCACCAGCTTGACTTCAACCGTAGCCACAAAAGCCCCATTAGCCAGCCCAAATTTCTCAGGCACTCCGCAAATTGGCGGTGCAAATATTCCAGTTGTAACAGGGCATATTGCAAATATTTCTGCTGGGGCAAACGGCTCAATTCCTTATCAGACAGGAAGCAATGCAACAACTTTTCTAGGCATTGGTTCTACTGACCAAGTTTTAAAAGTTGCTGGCGGTGTTCCTACTTGGGCAGATGCTTCCGCTGGGGGAACTTCTAATTCAAAAGCATACTTTTTCGGATCAATGTAAGGATTAAAAAATGGCATCAGGAATTTTGGGTCAAACAGACATAACAAGCACAAATACGGACACAAGTATTTATACTGTGCCAAGCAGTACAACTGCATCTCTAACGTTGTCACTGGTAAATCGAAATACAACAGTAGCCAAAATCAGAGTTGGTCTTTGTGCTTCTGGATCGATTGGGAATGCTGAGTTCATCGAATATGAAACTAGTTTAGGACCAAAAGCTGTTTTAGAGCGAACAGGAATTGTCATGCAAGCAACTAAACAGCTTGTAGTCAGAACAGACACGGCAAATATATCTGCCTGTGCTTTTGGATTTGAGGAGTAAATTTATGGGTAGATCAATTGTTGAAATACGAAATCCAGACACGCAAATTTCTGCAACTGCCAATTCTGCAAATGCCGTTGTATACACCGTTCCGGCTGGAAGACGATTTCGCGGCTATTGTTCAAATCAATTCGCATCGGAGCTTAGTTCAAACTATTACACGGCTTTAGTCTTTAATTCGGTTGAGGTAAAACATCGAAGCGGTCCCGGCGCGGAAAACAAGACTGAGTATACGATGAACTCAGTGGAAGTAACTTTGCTGGCTGGAGCATCTGTTAAAGTTGATGGACAGGGCAACCATACATATGTTTGGGGAGTAGAAAGCGATGCTTAGAAGAACCATTAATGATGTTGAGTATGAAATTGTCTGTGAATTTTATGACAGCGGTGAAAGTTCATCGATTGCCAAAACAATAGGGGAAAATTCGGTCAACACCTATCGGCTTACAGTCGGCGCAAAAAATCCACTTACACAAATTTCATTTAATAAAGATATGGATGCTTTGCAAGCGTATGTAACGAGTAACGATGAGTTTTTGTGGAATGATTATTGGGAAGATCCTGTCGAGGAATCGGAGAAACGATGACTAGAGCAAGAGATCTCGCAGACGGAGCCTTATACAAGATCACCCCGTCTACATCTGGGAACTTACTAACCAGCGACGGCAGTAACTGGACAAGTGCCACACCTCCTGTCGAGCTTCCCGCACACGGTGCAGATGGCAACATCCTCACATCGACTGGCAGTGCATGGATAAGCGAAACCCCAGCCGCGCAACCGACACACCTTCCCGTAACAGGCGGCAGTGCGGGAACCATCCCCTATCAGACAGCCGTCAACCAGACAGCCCATACAGCCGTTGGCACGGCGGGTCAGGTGTTGCAGTCAAACGCGACAAGCGCACCCACATGGGTGGACAAAAGCGCGGTCGCTACGCCGACAGGCGTGGCTACAGTAATGAAGTTCAGCTAGGAGAATAAAATGGCAGATCAGGTCAAACAGTTGGCGTTTAAACAGTTCACCGCCAGTGAGCTAGTGGCAGGGAGTGCCGCAAATGTGTTAACCACAGATGCCTCTACGCATTACGTTATCAAGTCAATTGAAGCAACCCAAGGAGACAATGATTCCGCTGTGATTGCGACTGCTACTCTTGGACTGACGGCTGGTTTAGGCACTGGTCAATATGCAAGTTTAGGCACTGTAGCCAAAAAAGATCGGGTGGGATTAGGAGGAGGAAGCGCGATCATGGATGCGTCTTCAACGCTCACGATACGTCCTACTGCTACAACAATAGATTTTCTTGATGTTAAAGCTCACTCGCAGTTAGAAACCACTGGGGGAACTCCTAGCGGAAATTATGTAACTGCTATAGACCCGACTGTGAACGGAAAAGAAGAGCCTACCCTGCACACAGAAACAACGGTAAATAAAACAGGTACAACCTATTCTGGAAGTGCTGCGGCTTCTGGATATGATTCACTCCAAGGCTACCCAAGTGGCAATTACAGAATTTATCACACGAATGCAAACGGAGTTAATCTTATCCTTAATTTTCAAGGGGGTACAACCAGTGGCGTGGCATTCGCAGTTTGGAATGCAGATGATGGTACAAACTATGGTTATTATAATAGCTCATATGACAGAGCAATTTTTGACGGTAAAAGATACATTTTTTGGGCGTATGTTGACGGTCAAACTAATATGCGAATTAGATGGTATGATTTGGATGAATCAACCACAAATTTAGCGGCGGCTAATACTACAGGCGGCGGTAGTGGAAATAATTTTTACCACGGTCAAACTGCGGGCATTAGTTCTGGATTTCAAAGCAGAACTTCTTACGACAATATTCTTAATGCTTTTTATCAAAACCGTCACACAAATAACAAACGATATTTTACTGGATTCAGTGGAAGTAATAATAGATTTTGGTTAGTGGAATTGCCAGACACATTGACCAATGATGCGTCAACAACACCAGCCCCAAAATGGATTTATCTTTCTAGCCCTTCGGCAAGTTCGTCTGGTGCGACTGATCCATTTGGCACAAATAGTAACTCTTACAACTTGGTTTATTTAATTAAGAATTATGCAACGGCCACCACAGAAACTCAACTTCAGCTAACTTATGACCCTGTTATCAGTCGTTATATGCTTTGGTACTCGAAAGATAACAACCTATGGTATGCTTTTAGTTTTACGCAAGCGGATATTGATGGCACAAGTCAAGGTGGTTTGTTGAGTCCCACTGGCAGTGATGGGATAAGAACAATAGCACAGGCTAATGCAAGTAAAATAAATATTGATTCTAATGTTACTGTAAATGGTGGCGGAAATAATCTAGCCATAAATGTTGGTTCGGCTAGTGCCGCTGTCGCCAACCTCTCTGGGGTACACGCTGGGGAAAGCCCCTCTGAAGACGTATCCCCATGTTACATAGATGGAGCGAATTTTTATTTCAGAGATAACTCTACTGGGGCGACAGCACAAAAAGTTGTCAAACTAGATATGAGTGACGTAAAACCAGCTAACGTTACAAATTTGATGCCAAATACAACCATACCCAGCAATGTTTTAAGGCATAATATCTTTGTAAGTATTGCCGCCCCAAATTCAACAACAATCGCAAGCCGCACATATACAAAAGCTCCATCACTTAAAGTGAGGGTGAGCGGTATATTGTCAGATCAATAAAGGAGATAAAAAATGTTAACACCAATTGATGATGCCCCACCAGTAGCGGGAGCAACGGTACAAGCCGATAAACAAATTGCGGCAACAGCGCAAAACTCTAACACAGTCGTTTATACTGTCCCAGAGGGCAGAAAATTTGTTGGTTGGGCTTCAAATTCCAATTCACAAAATGGGTCGTATTGGGCGCAACTTGAAGCAGGTGGCGTTGCGGTTCGTCATTTTAGCCAATTTTCTTACAACCCAGCTAACTATCAAACCATAGATTCGCCAGTGCTAACCCTGTTAGCAGGTACAACTGTCAAGGTTGGTAACGGAAATACTGTTTATGTTTTTGGAGTAGAGAGCGATGCTTAAACGAAATATTAAATTTGAAACATATGAAATTGTTGCATCGTTTTATGATGATGGACAGGCAAATGCTATTGCTCGAACAATAGTAGAAGAGGGCGAAACCCCTGTTAATACATACCGTTTGCGAGTTGGAGCGCGAAATCCACTTACGCAAGTGCCATTTAATGGAAACGAAAATGCATTGCATGATTATTTATTAACAAATGATGAAACAATTTGGGATGCTTATTGGGAAGACCTAGAGCCAGAGACGGAGTAACAGATGATCACAGTCGAAGAAACCACCACAGAAGAAGGAGAATAAGATGGGAATGACGCCTGCTGAAGTCGAGTACAAGAAGATGTTGAAAGCATCCAACATGTCTCGTAACTCTACAATCAAAGAAGGTTCTTTGGTTCAAACCCTTGGCAACAAATCCCCAAAGAAACCAAAGGGAAAACTAAAAGCTTGAGCCTGACGCAAGCGGAGAGACAGCTAAAAGCAATCAGACAACTGTCTAAGACTTCTGGCTGGAAAGTTATCGAACAAATTATGCGCGACGAAATTGTCGCTCTTGCTCTGCAAACCGCAAAGAACCCGAAGAAGAGCCCCGAAGAAACCGCCTTCTACGCTGGCTGTCTACAAGCCAGCGAGAACCTCCTGAACATCATACCCAACCTTGAAGCCAAGCTTCAGGGCGAAGCCCAACTACAGTCATGGGAAAACAGGGACGACCCCAACCCCATTGATGATCCATTATCCCTGCATCAACAACTTCAACAATAATCGCCGCGCAAGCCGCGAAAGGAAAACACAATGGCCATAGATCCAAACGACCCAATAGCACGCATTGCCGCAGGCCAACTTGGCCCAGCCGCACAACCTGCCCAAGCCGCACAACCCGCACCACCGCCGCCACCCCCTGCCCCAGTAGAGGCTCCTCCAACAATGGAAGAGACGGCGCAGACAGATGCCGCACCGAAGACAGAAGCAGACGCCTCAAACCAAGAGCCGTACAGCTTCATTGAAGTAGATTACAAAGGACAAAAGCGTAACTTTACGCCCAACCAAATTACAGGAACCTTGGAAAGATACACCGCACTTAACGACAAACATGCTGGCGTGAAGCCAATACTGGATGTCGTTGACAACATGGTGAAGACCACAGGTCAACCACAGGAAAAAGTCATGAGCGACATGCTCTCACTCATGAAAGCTGGCCTGTCGAAGAACACTCAAATGGGTGGAGACGGACGACCATCTCAACGACCAGCAGAAGGCACTCCCGCAAGTCAAAACAACGACAACGCGCCCGACCCATTCGCTAACTGGGAAAGCGAAAACGATGTAGCTCTCCCCCCTGGCTACAGGGAGCAGGCGCAGACAATGGCGCAGATGCAACAGGGCATGGCCCAAATGCAGGGCATGATGCAACAGGTTCTACAGAGCGCACAAGGAACAACGCAAGCCGCTGTAGACAAAGAAGCTGCTGCCGGACAAATGCAAAATCAGGCGATGCAAGAGCGCACCAAAATGAACCTTGATCAAGCCGCAGAAAAGTACGGGCTTACCGAGGAAGACGCTCCAAGATTCCAGACCTTCCTAGCAGAGCGTGGCTTCATGCTTCAGGAAATGAACGATAAGGAACTAACTGAAAGAATGGTTGGCGACTATGTCGCCGCTAAGAACGGCCCCGAACTCGCTCGTCTCCAAGAAATCAACGAACGAAGACAGGCGTTCCAAGGAACGATGGCTCCAACACCAGCCGCTGGTGCAGGCCCAGCTCCATCTGGCCAAGACGACATGCTCAACAGGATGACCGATAAGGCGTTTTCCAAGCAAGCAGGGATGGCATAATGGCCCCTAAAAAAGGTTTGTACTACAACATTAACAAGAACCAGAAGGCGGGGAAAAAGCCCCGCCGCAAAGGGGAAAAGGGCGCTCCGACTGATCAAGATTTTGCAAACGCCAAAAAAACCGCCCGTAAAAGGAAAGCCTGATGGCTCCAGCTAAAGGAAAAGCCAAGTCAAAGACTGTACGCAACCCAAAGACGGGGCGCACAAAAACGGTTTCATACGGTCAGGCCGGAAACGCAAAAGGTGGCGGCCCAAGGGTGCGCCCAAATTCTCCCAAAGGTGACGCATATTGCGCGAGATCATACGCCCAGCTTAAGAAGCACAAGAAGGCCGCAAGCAACCCAAACTCCCCACTT